GCTGTCAACACGGGTATGTACAAGATTCAGTTCGCCGGTGGCTTTGGAGCCACTGCGGAAAGTACTCAGCTTGACAACATCGGTGTAAAGATCAACGCCACCTTCAAGACTGCCATCCCTCTCGCCAACGTGGCGAACACGATGAGCCAGCCCTACACCGTGTACTACAGCCTGTCGGCTTCCGATCAGGTGAGTGTATACGTCATTAACAACGGCTCTGCTGGTAGCATCTACAAGGGATTCATCTCTATCACTCAGGTGGGCTAATGCCAACACTACAGAACCTAGTCGATCGAGTTCGACAGGAAGTAGCTGGATTCTCTCAGAACCAGCAGCAGCTTACCTATCTCTCGCAGAACATTACTAACGCTGACTTGACCTTCACTGTTAATGATGTTAACCAGATCTCCCGAGGGGAGATCGAGGTTGATGGTAACGAGCTTATGTACGTGGACAGCAAGTCCCCAAACAACGGAACTGTCACGATCTCACCATTCGGCAGGGGCTTCAATGGAAGCCCCGCTGGGGCACATAACAGCGGTGCTAAGATTGAGAACAACCCAATCTGGCCCTATGTTCGCATCGTGGAAGCGATCAACGACACCATTCGTGGTGTGTATCCTGGCCTCTTCGGAGTTGCCCAGGTGAGCATCCCCAAGAACAGTGTAGTCTACGAGTATTCTCTTCCGGCAGAAGCCGAAGAGGTTATCAGTGTACAGCATCAGTTGATTGGACCGAGCCATGTATGGCCATTCGCCCGTAGCTGGAGATTCGTTGGCCAGGCCAACATTGCCACCGGAGAGCTTAGCAATACTGGCAAGGCACTCTATTTGGGTGATGATGTGGTTCCCGGGAGACAGATCTTTGTAACCTATCGCAAGGAGCCCACTACGCTAGCCAATCCTACGGATGACTTCGCGACTGTCACGGGGCTGCCTGACACTTGCCAGGATGTCATCGTATGGGGCGCCTGTAGCAAGCTGTCTGTACAGCTTGAGGGACCTCGTCTGACCATCTCTGCTATCGAAGCTTCCGAGCGTGCGCAGTACGTACAGCCTGGCTCTGCCAGCCGCGTATCGCAGTACTTCGGACAGCTATACTTGCAGCGCTATGAGCAGGAAGCTGCCAAGCTTCGTGACCGTTACCCGCTTGTATCACACTACGACTTCTAAGGACACACATGCCTACTGGCGAGCAGTTTGCAACTAACGTACCGCAGACTTTCCTAGCTTCACCAGTTGCAGCAGCAGCAACCAGTATTCCGGTGCTGTCTTCTAGTAGCTGGCCAGCAACCCCCTTCACTGCGATTTTCGGAATTGGTACCTCCCTACAGGAGGCCATTCACGTCACGAACGTATCGGGAACTACTTGGACCGCAACTCGTGGTTACGACGGCACTGTGGCGCAGAACCAGCCACTCAACCAGACTATCACCCACGGCACTATCGGTTTGCACTTCAGAGAGCTCCGCTCTCACATTGACGCTTCTGGCCCTACGGACGCTTCTAGCGAGAGTGTTCATGGATTGCTAACAGGTCAGGTGGTTGGAACCTCGGAATCTCAGACCCTTACCAACAAGGCGCTAACTGCGCCTACCATCTCTGGTACTGTTGGTGGTGGCGCTACATACTCTAGCCCAACGATCACCACTGCCACGTTTAGTGGTAACCAGGCCATGGGCTCTGGGGCATGGAGCGGCACTGGTAACATCACCATGAACTGGCACAATGCCAGCGGCAAGACTGGTGCAACCAACAACCCGCTGACCATCTCTGGTGGAACCAATGGTGGTCCTCCGACCACCGGAACGTTCGCTGTCGGTGACATCGTATTCGACGTCCTGTATGGCATCATCTGGGGATGCACGGGTGCCGGAACTCCGGGCACGTGGAAGCCGTTGAACGGCACTGTTCTAGCGAACACGCTGTCCCTGTCTGGTGTGAACACTGTAACCGCTACGCTTCCGACTGTACTGACTCCATACTTCAACAACATGCGCATCGTGTTCGGTGGAAGCACCAGCTCCGCTGGTGTTGACTTTGAGAACCTTCGCTTGAGATTCAACGGAGACACTGCGGCCAACTACTGTAGCGAGTACACTGGTCTGCTCTCCACTGGTGTGCAGAGCAACCTTGCTTCTGCTGCTGACACCTCTATGATTGTCGGCCTATCTGGTGGATCTTTGACTGCGGGTGCACGAGGTAACTTCGTTATCGATGTACCGTTCTACAAGACTGCGGTAACGCTTCGTGGAGCCATTTACAATGGCGAGGTTCACAAGAGCGTTGCAGCGACTACTTCAAGCTTCAGTGTTACTGGGGCTGGGGCATGGTCTGGTGCGGCAGCCATCACTTCTGTAACACTATTGAACCAGACCTCGGGAACTTGGAGTGCAAACTCCTCTGCCGAGATTTGGCTGACTGTCTAGGAGTACCATGACCCTAACCGCTTTCCTCGACAATACCAACGGTATTGCTCAGGGATTGCCATCTGGAATTGCTCCCCTTCCGGGGCCGTTCTCCAATCCGTATATCAAGACGGATATCGCGTTCGACTACGCGATCGGTGGAATCCCGTTCATTGCCGGTGAGAGTGGTCGTGGTACTTACTTCCGTCGTATCTATACTCGCTCGTTCTCTCCGATCCGTAAGGATCAGTTTGACAACCAGCAGACTCCTGGTGAGCAGTCTATTTGGGGCTGGTGGTTGAGATCACAGAGCACCTTCTCGCAGGGTGCTGGAGTTCAGTTCCTAGACACGACTCAGGATCCCACTCTGGGATACCGCTACTCGTACAGTGAGGGCCTTGACACCCTGGGAACCCCAGGACAGGTCACCCTTCTACCACAGACACAGGGACTCCTCAGCGGCACTGGGCCGATGCAGCTACGCAGCATCTACGCTAGCCAGAACCCTACCGCTGCTGATGGTGTCCTTGTGCTCGATGTGGGAGCAAGGACTATTACGTCTACCAGCTATGGTAGCCTTAACAGCACCTACACTATGCCGGGTGGTTTGACCGGCATGGCCAACACGTTCACTGACGACGGTACGAACTACTACTTCGCCGACCAGACTGGTATTTACAAGGGAGTCATTAAGACTCCTGGTGTGGCAGCCGTTAAGATCTGGAACGTGCCCAGCACGTCTGGCAACTATGTCCTTGGCTTCATTAAGGGCCGCCTAGTTGCGGGCCTTGACAACAACGTATATGAGTTGGTCGGTGCTGGTCCAGCACTTCCGACTCCGAAGTTCACGCACCAAAATGCGTCCTATGTTTACACCGCGATTTCCGAGATCGAAACTGCGATCATTATTTCGGGACAGGCTGGTAACGCACTCTCTCAGATCCACCGTTTCACGCTGGACGGACAGGGTGTAATGCCCACCCTTACTTCGGGTATCGTCTCTGCAACGATGCCGTACGGTGAGACTATCCAGTCGATGTACGCGTACATCGGCACGTTCATTGGTATCGGAACTAACCGAGGTTTTAGAGTCGCTATTACGGACGTGAGTGGTAACATGACTTACGGACCTCTAATTGTGCAGGATCCTCTGGGCGTGGGAGTCCATGCTATCGGCGGCTACGATCGCTTCCTGTTCATCGGGAACCAGGCTAACACCATGGTCCCACAGCAGGGATGGGTGAACCCACCTGAGGCTTCCACCACGGATGGCCTGATCAGGATTGACCTGAGCCAGGTCACTACCACAGGTAGCCAGCCCTTCGCTAACGATGTCATGAGCCCTATTGGGGCTCTTGGAACGTTCGTGAATAGCATCGCCAACATTGGTACCGTTAATACTATCGGCTCTACCATCGTTCCCGTACAGGGAACTCTTGCGTGGTCCATTAACGGACAGGTGTTTGCTACTCGTAACAACGGGCAGAAGATGCCTACTGGATTTCTGTACACTCCGAAGATCCGGTTCAACACGCTTGAGCCTAAGCACTTCAAGTACGTCTATGCAAGACATCAGGATATTACTGATGGCTCTATCGATGTCTACGGACAGAACCCAAGTAGTGGTCTGAATGTCATCGCTCAGGGGTTGACTGGTTCCAGCACCGCTGGTGCTACGACCCCGTTCTTCATCGCTGATATTGGAAACTCTCAGGAGTGGTTCCAGTTCAAGTTCGTTCTTCACCGTGGAACTTCACAGGCTAGTTACAGCCCTGTATTCAGCGGCTACCAGCTTCGGGGTCTTCCCGGAGTGAGTCGCCAGGTTCTCATCCAAATTCCGCTTCTGTGTTTCGACCATGAAGAGGACAAGTTTGGTGTGGACCATGGAGACGACGGATTCGCCTATCAGCGAATCAAGGCAGTGGAAGCACTCACTGCAAGCGGAAACATTGTCCTGTTCCAGGACTTGAACTACAACGATGCCAGCCTTGTCATCGTGGACGACTACCATTTCGAACAGCAGGCTCCTGAGCTTGCTAAGGCAGCCTCGTCCAACAACCAAGACTCTAACGCGCACGGTGGGTATCTGATTCTTGTCTGTCGCGTCATCCAATAAGGAGTGCCGTGTTTGGCAAGAGTATGCTCGACATTGTAACTATCATCATTGCTATGGGAGCAGCCCTGGCAATCAATCGAAGCAGCGTCAAGAAGCAGACTATCGCAGATCTGAAGGATCTGGTCGAAGTGCTTCAGGCTGAACTAGAGGCGAAGGATCGAAGAATCTGTCATCTAGAGGAGATCATTGATGCAAACCCCGAGCTGGTTCGAGAAGGACATGTGGCTGGGAGCCACGGGTCATGGAGTGGAGACAGTCCAGCTCATTCTAAAACTACCAAGAACAGGAGTACTAGATGAGACCACAGTACGCGGGGTCCGAGGGTGGCAGCAACTATGGGGACTCCCGGCCTCGGGCATGGTTGACGAGATCACAGCTAGATCACTCGGTGAACTTCATTGGGTCCGAGAGGAATCGCCTGAGAAGCGACGCTATTCGGGTAGCGGAACAGATTGGGTCCGATGGGATGGTTCGAGCGCTTCCCGCACTTTCCATGAGCTACCAGGAGAGCCTGAAGTATCTGGGAATGGAGTCCGATGACCCTGTTCTATAATGATCTAAGTGGATACGATGTAGGATTCAAGGTCCCAGCGGGCACCCCCGCTGTAGTGGCTAAGGCCACTGAGGGAATCTACTACATGGATAAGCAGTACCACAACTTTGAACAGCAGGCTGCGGCACTTGGTGTGCCGTTCAGCGGCTATCACTTCCTGAAGTCTGAGTCCTCGCCAGAGGCTCAGGCAGCTTGGTACCACGGCTTTGCCGGGAACACCCCGTGCATGCTCGACGTGGAGACTGAGGGTGGAAGCAGACCAGGAGTGGACTTCGTCCTACGGTTTATGAAGGCCCTACAGGGCCTAGGTGGGCGTGTGTGGGGCGTGTACTACCCCAAGTGGTACTGGCAGCTAACCGGTGGAGATCTGGGCGCTGTGCAGCGCGCTGGTGCCGTCATCGTGTCTTCGTCCTACGGGCCGTATTCAGACACCGGAGACGGATGGTTGCCATACGGTGGGGCTACGCCCCGCATCTGGCAGTACCAGGGATCACCACGAGACACTAACGCGTTCAAGGGGACGGCCGAAGAGCTGGCCTCACTTATTAACGGAGACAACATGAATGCTGTGGATGTATGGGCATGGAGAAACCTGACCCTAGATCCAATCGACATGCGCCAGCGTCTTGTGAACGCTGAGACTAACGCAGAGCAGGCGAACGCGAAGGCAGACAAGATCCTTGCTGCTGTAACCGACCTTGCTGCGAAGGTCGCTAGCGGTGGTGTCGATCCAAACGCTATCGCGGCTGACGTGCTAGCTGACCTGAAGGCGAAGCTCTAATGTTCAAGTTCACTAAGCCTAACCTGCATGACCTGCTCACTGCACTGGTCGTGTTCGTTACTGCTGGTGGAGCTGTGCTCAACACCAGCGCATCCATCAATAAGACCGTCCTGCTAGCGGCGGTATCCGCCGGACTTGGTGCGGTTGTTCACAACTTCCTTACCCCGAAGGAGTAACCATGTCCGGTATGGACGACATCAATTTTACGATCAAGACTGGTGTTACGGCTGCGTACACTGTCACTGCGAATGACTACGTCATTTTCTATGACCCTACCAACGCCTACGTAATTACCCTGCCAGCGGCCAGTGCCGCTCTGGCGGGACGCCAGTACACCTTCATTCAGACTGTCAGCAACGCTGGTCAGATGACCCTGAAGACTGCCGGTGGAACTATCAACGGTACCGCTGGTGGTACCGGAATCGCTATCACTGCGAGCAAGATTGGTCAGTTCGACGTCTTCTGCGACGGAACGAACTGGGTGGGCGGAAACTCTACCGCCGGTCTACTGTAAGCAGTAGCCCATGTTCCGTAACCAGGTGTTTCAGTTCTGGAACATGGTCGTAAGTTTGGCTGTGTTCCTTGTCTTGCCAGCAGAGCTGGCGTTGCTACCCATCGGGTGGCTCCTTCTATCCAGCATCGCCGGATCAATTCAGGTGCGCAGTCCAATCAAGGCATAAAAAATAGCCCCCCTCGAAAGAGGGGGGCTTACTTTTGTTTAGGGGTCACAGGTCAGGTGACAGCCGCTAGAGTGGCTGTAGCAGTGGACAGTGGTGCATCCCTGCATACAAGACCCATCGCAGTCACAGTTCTGTGCTCTGCCACAATGCTTTGACATATCTACCTAACTCGTGCAGTTCAAGTGACAACCTTCATAGTGGTCATAGCAGTGCTTAAACGCGGGGTTTGTACTCTGGCAGTCGCTACAATAGCGGCCCGTTCCCGGGCACCAGCAGGTGTTCGCGTACTGGCATCCTCTAGGCATTAGTTGCACTCCCAGTGACATCCGCTATTGTGGGTACAGAAGGTGTGAGCCCGATGCTCACCCTTCTTACAGGTGGTGCAGTTGCAAAAACAGGTCCAAGGCAAACAACTAGCCATGGGCTCTCCTAGAGAGTATAGTCCTCGCCACATTCCATGTGGCAGTTATTTGAGTGACGATTGCAATGTCGGTTCCAGCCGACAGTGTGCTTATCATCAAGGCAATCATCACAGAAGCATCGATTCTGCCACTGGCACACTAGTTACACTCCACATGACAATCACGGTAGACGGGCTCCTGACAGTGCATGTAGTTTCCGCTGCGGCACTGACCAGTGAAGCAGCCAGAGCAGTAGCAGTTCTTTGCCTTGGGACAGTTGTTAGGATCGTGGCTCATCCTGAGCACCCCATATGACAGTAGGAGTCGTGGTCATTACAATGCCACGAAGGTCCGGTCATGTTGCAGATCCCGTTATAGCAGTTGTCACAGTCACACTGTCCGGGCTCTGCACATCCCTTGATACTTTGACTCACTTGGCACATCCTAGATGGCAGCCATTGCTGTGATTCCAGCAGTGGCCCATGGTGGTCAAGTCGGCTCGACAGCCGACACATGCACGGCACTCGCATTCGAGTGCCTTCGGGCAACCTTCAATATCCTTGGGCATTAGAAGTGGCACCCCTTATGGCAGCCCTGAGAATGGTACTGGCAGTGTGCGTAGTCCTGTTCGGACTTGCACCAGTTGCACGAACACGAGCAACCGAAGGTTGTACACTTACTCACATTGCACACGCCTTATGACAGGCGTTCTTGTGAACGCAGCAGTGGCGGGCGTCTTCAACGCCCCTGACAGCATCAAGGCAAGGACCACAGGTACAAACACAGAACCCACTGTCATAGCATCTCACTGTCCACGCCCCGGGTAGGAGCAGTAGAAGTGACAGCCCCATCCGATCTTACCACAGTGGCCTCTGTTATCCGCACAGGAGTTACAGGAAAAACAGCCACAGGTGTTGGCGTCTCCGCAATGTGCGGAGTCATGCGGTGCAGAATGGTTTCCCATTGGCACTCCAAGGGTTGGTTACATTACGTAGACGTAGAGGGATTCGAACCCACACTGAACTGCTTCTAAGGCAGTTGCCTCCTACCATTTGGGCTATACGTCCGTGGGTCGGTGCTGGAATCGAACCAGCCTGAGAGGGCTTTACAGGCCCCATGTACACCTTGTAGCGTACCGCCCGGAGGGTAGTCTAAGAATTGAACTTAGTTCTCTTGAGTCACATTCAAGGGTTCTGGCCATTGAACTAACTACCCATTGCTCTCCACCAAGGATTCGAACCCCGACCGAATGGTTCAGAGCCATTCGTGCTGCCATTACACCAGCGGAGAATTGCACCAAAGCGTCGGTGCCCCGACCCAGCTTCACCCTAGGCAAGTGCCAAGTTTTGAAGTTTTTAAAGCAGCTATCGAACTTGGACCTAGCTTCTGCACCTCTAGAGAGATTCGAACTCCCGGCACGCGGGTTCGTAGCCCGCTGCTCTATCCACTGAGCTATAGAGGTATGCCGGACCAGCATATAGCAGGGCCGGACTCGTACACCCACAAGGATTTGAACCTTGAACCTTCTGCTTGTAGGGCAGTTGCTCTCCCATTGAGCTATGAG